GTAATTGACACCGGCCTTGTACTGTTTTTTAATATACTATAAGCAAGTACACTAAAAGCAGACTTCTCTTTACTATCGTATCCAATAAAAACATTAATCATTGATTGTTTCTCCATTCTGGACTATGTTCCTCAGATTTTCTTTTACCTTTTCTATGGTCAATATAAGGATTCATCACTTTATCTCTCGCCATAATATGGCCTCCGTTGCCGTCACCCCATTTTATTTCTGAGTAATGAATATCATCCATCATATTCTTTCTTGTTTCGTCAAATGTGTGACAATCTGTCCAATTCTCTAAATTATATATTGTGTCTTCTTTATATAAATTTAAATAGTGACCAAAAAACTTTTTACTAATTATTTTATTATTGTTAAAACCTATAAAACCTGTTTCTGTGTATTGTTGTGGTCTATCATAAAAACCAACAAACTTATCTTTTGGCAAAATTGTATCATATACTTGTAATGGTATCTGTTTATTAAATACCATATCTGCATCCACAAAAAACATTCTATCTGCATATTCTCTAGCTGCATTTTGAGTAAATACTTTATATGAAAATCTTACTGCGTCTTTAAAGAAACTATCTGTAGGTCTATGTTTATTTCTTTCAATAAACTTCTTTAACTCAGGTTCGTGTTCAAACAAATCTAAGTAAGTAACATTTTTTACAGCCGGATATAATGTAACACTATCCTCTACAAATACATATAAGTGTAGTTTTTGATTTGTGTCTGCATATGTTTTAATTAATTGGTGAGCATATTCATCATATAATCTTTTATTAAATGTAGTTACAAATATATTATACATACCTTCTCAAATCTTCAGTAATCATATCTTTCACCATACTCTCTAATGTATGTTTAGGTTTCCAATTTAATACTTTTCTTGCCTTTGTATTATCACCAACAAGTAAATCTACATCTGCTGGTCTAAAAAATTTAGGATTTGTTTTAATTATATGTTTTCTAGTATGTGTATCAATTACTTCATGTCCATTAAATTCATAAGCTAGATTTAATTCATCTAAACATAATGTAATAAAATCTCTAATCATTACTGTTCTACCAGTAGCAATAACAAAGTCATCTGGCGTATCTTGTTGTAACATTAACCACATTGCTTCAACATAATCTTCAGCGTGACCCCAATCTCTATATGTATCTATATTACCAAGTTCTAATAATTTACCTGTCTTTGTATATTCTACTAAACCTTTTGTAATTTTTCTTGTAACAAATTCTTCACCTCTCATTGGACTTTCATGGTTGAACAAAATACCACTACAAGCAAATAGATTATAACTCTCTCTATAATTAACTGTCATGTAGTGAGAATAACACTTAGCAACACCATATGGACTTCTAGGATAAAATCTTGTTGTTTCTGTTTGTGGAGTTTCTTGTACTTTACCAAACATTTCACTTGTTGAAGCTTGATAAAATTTAGTCTTTGGATATTTGTTTCTTATTACTTCTAATATGTTTAATACACCTAACGCATTTGCTATTGTGGTTACTTGTGGTTGTTCAAATGATAAACCAACAAATGATTGTGCCGCTAGATTATAAAACTCATCTGGTTTTACTTTGTCAATAGTCTTTTCTATATTGTAAGGTTCTCCTAAATCGAAGTCTAAAAACTCTATTTTATCTGTTATTCCTAGTTCATCTAAACGCCAATGTTTTAAGCCTGTGTTTCGTCTTTGAGCACCATATACTTTGTACCCTTTATCTAATAATAGTTTTGATAAGTAAGCGCCGTCTTGGCCTGTAATACCTGTTATGATTGCTTTTTTCATTATCTTCTCTCAAATATTAATCCAGTTTCTTTCCAAAATTCTCGTTTCATTGTAGAAAGTTCTTTAGATTTTTTAGTTAAATCTTCTCTATAATCAAAACCATACTTATCAAATAGTTCTATCCAATATTGTAATGGTTCGCAATTTACATGATGATGACCTGGTTTGCCTGGTTCTGAATATGTAACAAAAACATACTTACCTTTTTGCATTAATGACATCCAGTTATCTTCGTATTCTTTTTCAACATGTTCTACAAACTCACAACACCATACTAAATCAAAGTTCATATCAATGTGTTCTAATTTACCTTTTGTAAAATCATGTATTTCAAATAGTTCTGATTTTTCTCTTTTTGTTACAAAATCGCCATCAACACCTCTTGATTCTAAACCTAATCTAATTGCCTCATATACCATACCACCTGGACCACAACCAATATCTAACATTGATTTACAACCTAATTCATCTCTTGCAAATTCTATTAAACCTGTGTCAATGTGTGTCACATTACCGTGGCCACCTAAATGTTTAGGTAAACCTTTTATATTACTCATTTAATAACTCCATAATTCTTGGCATAATAAAATCTTTACTATTAAACTCACTCATTAAAAATTCTGTTGACGCCATTTGTTCGTACCAATTTAAAACTTCTTCACTACTTGCATAATGTAAATTTTCTATCTTTGTATAATCTGTATTACCAAGTCCTACACCAAAACTATGTTTAGTTGTAATTGTAGGTATACCTAATTCTGTAAGTTCAAATATACTTGTACTACTATCTAGTACAGCACAATAAACATCTTTTGCGAGGTCAACAATTTTACTATCACCTACCATTACTTCAACATCTAAATCATCATAAGTCAGTTTACTATGTGGATGTGCCTTTACAACAATTTTCCTATCTGTAACTTGTTTAATACAATGTACTGTTTGTGCAACAAATTTAGCAACAGGTATTGAGCTAGTAGGGTCATCTTCCAATCCAGGTAAAATTAAAATATAACCATTTTTATTATTTTTCCATTTATGATTGAATACATTTTGAAAGGTAAAATTATTTTCGTCTTCTATTAATTTTAGATTTTTCTCTAATCTACCTTTAATTGGTTTACACCATTTAGTGTGACTAAAGACCCAATGATTTAATCCCATTCTATAAAATCTAGGAGCAATATGTTTGTAAAACTTATTGACATAATTACACTTCATTCTACTAAGTGTAGCACTCTCTAAATGTATAATATTTTTGTTGAAGTGTTTGGCAAACATATTAACCATTTCATTTCTATGGTTCATTACGGCCATTTTATGATTATCTGCATTTGGTAACCATTGTCTTTTAGGGTGGTTACTACCAAATGTACCATTATTTAAAAAGAAGTCACAAGTTTTCATATGCCAAAAATGTTCATAGTTAAAACTATCAAAATTTGACAAATCAATAATTTCGTGGTTTTCTTTTAATGAGTTTGCAATTGCTGTAGGTGCTTTTGACTTATCAAACTTTACTATTTTCATAACCAACCTTTGCTATATAATAACTATCAACAATATCTGATAGAGGATTGCCAACTTTGTCCGTATCAAATATCTTTTTTAAATCTATTTTTGTTTCTTTTATAAACGCTTCGTACATCATATCTTTGTCTGCATTACCTTTTCCAGTAGCGCCTTTTTTAACAACACTAGGTACAACTGTATGGTAACCATACTCTTCTTCAAGTAAACGATATTTAAGAATACCACAATTTTCAGCAATCTGAAATACACCTCGGCCTTTTGAACCAAAGGAGTATCCTTCAATGAAAATAATTGGTTGGTTTTGTTTGTAATCTGATAATAGGTCCATAACAAAATCTGATATATAAGTAAATCTTTCAATAGGGTCTTTCCATTCTTTATGTTCATAACCAGTTATATTTTCACCTTGTTTACCAATCCATTTCTTTTTACCTGTTAAGTAATGAAATGAAAAAGTACCACTTTTTATGTCGTCAATATGGACAGCTGGACTGGTTAAACTATAATCAATTCCAATCTTCGTCTTCCAAATCGTCTTCGTGTCGTTCTTCAATTTCTTCTTCATCTGATACCTCATGTCCACAAAATGGGCAAGTAAGTGGTTCTAAATCTTGCTCATTAATATCCCATATTATGGTATATTTAGTTTCGCAGGAGGTACATGCTTTTTTTGATTTTTCCATTTGCATTATAGTTTAAATTTTTTGAATTGGTCTTTAGTTACATCTTGCTTAATGCCACCTATCACATAGGACTCAATTTCTGTTTCCTGTGGTGCATTTTGCATACCCTTACTGTTTAACCAATGGTCGACCCATGGTAAAGGATTTGTTTTTTGTTCGTACTGTGGTGTTAGGCCGATTGACTTCATTCTTCGGTTCGCCATGTACTCTACAAATTGGTGTAATAGTTTTTCTGATAGTCCAATCATACTTCCTTGTGAAAATAGATATGTTGCCCATCTTTTTTCCTCTTCTACTGATTCTTCATACATCTTATATACTTCTTTTTCACAATCTTTTCTGATTTTGATAAAGTCTTTATCATCATTTCTATCATGCCAGTTATTAATAACTGTTTGTGACATTGCAAGGTGTTGACTTTCATCTCTTGCAATCATAGAAATAATCTTAGCAGAGCCTTCTAGTAATTTTAATTCACCAAATGCAAAAGAACAAGCAAATGATACATAGAATCTTAAACCCTCTAAGATGTTTACACTGACCATTGCAAGATACATTTTCTTTTTAAGTTCTTGTAAATCAACTTTACTCTTATCAAGGTGCCATCTGTAACCCATTTCAATTAGGTCATCATATGTTTTTGTAACACTCTCTGCTCGCTTTTCAATTCTATCATCAGCAAGAATAGTATCAAACACTTCATTAGGATTAGAATATAGATTCTTAATGATGTGTGTATAACTTCTACTATGAATTGTTTCCATGAAATCCCATGTTACAATACAACCCTCTAGTTCAGGATTAGATACAAATGGTAAGAATGCCAAACATGGACCTCTACCTTGTACACTATCTAACATAGTCTGATACTTTAAGTTAGATGTAAAAATAAACTTTTGTTGGTCTGACAACTCAGAATAATCATTCCTATCTTTCTGTAAAGAAATCTCTTCAGGTCTCCAGAAATAACCAAGTTGTTGTTGATTCAACTTATCGAAAATAGGA